AGCATCATGTTCCAAATACATTCTATGAATTAAATCACCATTTCTTGAGATAGTTGCAGAAACAGTATTTCCGAAATCAGTAGTGCCATCGAATACTTGTTGAATAGCCTCCATCGAAAAGTTAGTATGTCTTCTATACACGACTTTAAAGAAAGTAATTTGCGGATTACCCGTAAGGTAGATGTCCTGAGCGCCATAAGCTACTAATTGCATTAATCCTCCTCCCATATTATTATTATTAACTTAGAAAAAAATTTTAAAGATCTTAAACAAATTTATTAATTTATTTTTCTTAAAAAAATCTTAGATTATTTTGATTAATTGATTTATTAATTTATTTTTATTAAAAAAATCTTAGATTATTTTGATTAATTGATTTATATATTTATTTAGTTCGAGTAGGCGAGACCACCCATACCGGACATGATACGGAGAACATTGTAGTTGACGGCGAAAATGATATCGGCATTTTGCCCACTTGTAGAGACTAATTGAGCATTGTCAATGCGTGAGAAGTTACAGGTTCCTGAAGGTTGATGTTCTTCTGGTTTAAGGGCGAAAGAATAAACAGCTATTGAATCATTAAATGCACCGTCTATTATCCCTTGCGTGTCTAATCCTCCACTCCCAGAATGGTGTTGCCATACTTGAACTCTAGTAAAATATCTAAAATCACGGGCAGCGAAACGATCGTGTCCGTTAAGTTTGAGTTGAAAATTACCAGTACCGACAGCGGTACTTACCGTGCCAGAACCTTTGGTGCCATTACCTACTAAAGATTTCTTTGTGGTCCATATAAGTTCTTTAACAGGATGATTAAAGTTTAAGTTATTTGACCCCGCCCCCACCGTCAACGATTGTTCTTGAACTTGTTCAATAAGATATTCATGGGAAACTTGAGCGAATCTACGTCTTTCGTCAGTATCGAGGTAAATATAATCGCACCATAATTTATTAGTTGCTGTGAACCCATCCTCGGCCCATACAGGTCCAATAAAATGATTTAAAATAACTTTAACTTCATGATATTGAAGGGCAATTAGTGGCAAAGCAAGACCCGGATTGCGACAAAACCAAAATTGTAAAGGAATCCAAAATTTGCCATCATGTCCATCGGTGGTAGAATTTACGCCACCCATAGCACTCATTTTTTGGAATGAAGTGCCACCCGTTAGAGGACCCGTCATTATAGCACCTGTCGGATTTGGTTCAGTTAATTCCGCCCAACATTCCATCCAAAGTCCGGAATGTTTATCAATTTTCTGTCCCCCAATTTCAAGTTCAACATTATCAATAAATGTTGCTCCAGGGTTATCTACATCCATATCATTTTGACCATTTACTTCGAAATACATACGATAAACTAAATCGCCATTTCTTGAAATAGTAGCTGTACAACGACCAGTGGTGTCTTCCGAAGAAGCGTCCGAAATCCCATCCCATGTCTGCTGAATAGATTCCATCGAGAAGTTAGTGTGTCTTCTATACACGACTTTAAAGAAAGTAATTTGCGGATTACCCGTAAGGTAGATGTCCTGAGCGCCATAAGCTACAAGTTGCATTAATCCTCCTCCCATATTTATTATTATACTTAGAAAAAAATTTTAAAGATTTAAAATAAATTTATTAAATTTATTAAATTTATTAAATTTATTAAATTTATTTTGATAAAAAAAATAAAATGATTATTGGTTAATGAATTTTAAAGAATTAGTTGGTATTGATTTTGTTTAGTTGGAAACTTAATTGGAGTAAGCAAGACCACCCATACCGCTCATGATACGAAGGACGTTGTAATTCACCGCGAATATTTTCAGGGAAGCGGAAGTATTAAATGCGCCGCTTGTTACTAATTGTGCGTTATCAATTCTAGAGAAGTTACACGTGCCAGAAGGTTGGTGTTCTTCAGGTTTGAGTGCGAAGGAGTAAACACATATGGCGTCATTTGCAGAGTCGGCGTCGTCGCCCTCCTCAGTTGATTTGTGACCCCCAAAACCTGTATGATGTTCCCATACTTGAACTCTCGAGAAATAACTATGTGGTCGCTCCGCGAAACGATCATGACCATTTAATTTGAGACGGTATTTATCGGCCGTACTCGCCGATGGACTTGTAAGGTCATAGCAGTCGATAAGACCAGGAGAAATTGTTACATGACCACTCATCCAAATTAATTCTTTAACAGGATGATTAAAGTTTAGATCAACAGAGTTTTCTGCACTGGGTATAGATTGTTCTTGAACTTGTTCAATGAGATATTCATGGGAAACTTGAGCGAAGCGTCTGCGTTCATCTGTATCAAGATAAATATAATCACACCATAAATTATTAATTGGGGTGTCCCCGAATCCAGTAACAATATTGTGGTCTAAAATTATCTTCACTTCATGATATTGAAGGGCTATCAAAGGTAATGCTAGACCTGGGTTGCGACAAAACCAAAAGAAAAGCGGGATATGATAATGATAATCACCGCGTTCAACGGGTTTGCTCACACCCCCCATTCCAGACATTCTTTGAAATAATGTCCCTAGACCAGAGCCATCTTCAGTGGTCACACAATTTGTCACGAATCCGGTACTGTTTTTTTCTGTTAATTCAGCCCAGGTCTCCATCCAATATCCAGAATGTTTATCAATTTTCTGACCACCAATTTCAAGTTCCACGGTTTTGATCCAACACAATCCGAGATTATTACTTTGGACGCTGTTATCGGTCTTTATTTCTATATACATTCTGGAAACTAAATCACCATTGCGGGAAATAGTGGCGGTACAACGACCATCAGTTGTGGAGGATCCATTCCATGTTTGTTCAATAGCCTCCATCGAGAAGTTAGTGTGTCTTCTATACACGACTTTAAAGAAAGTAATTTGCGGGTTACCCGTAAGGTATATATCCTGAGCGCCATAAGCTACAAGTTGCATTAATCCTCCTCCCATTTTTTTATTATATACTTAGAAAAAAATTTAAGAGAAATTAAACAAATTTATTTAATTTATTTAGTTAAAGAATTTTAAATAATTATTTAGTTAAAGATTTTAAAGATTAGTTGGAATATGCTAGACCACCCATACCAGACATAATGCGAAGGACATTGTAGTTGACAGCAAAAATCTTAATATAGTCTACGGCCGCAAAGGTATCGTCGTTAATTAATTGTGCGTTATCAATTCTAGAGAAGTTACACGTGCCAGATGGTTGGTGCTCTTCAGGTTTGAGTGCGAAGGAGTATACACAAATGGCGTCGCTAGCCCCAGTGCCGTCAGAGCCGTTATCAGTAGATTCCAAACCACCATATCCCGAATGATGTTGCCATACTTGAACTCTCGAGAAATAATGAGCTATTCGCGACGCGAAACGATCATGTCCGTTCAGTTTTAATTGGTATTTGGTTGTGAGGAGGGCGGGCAATTGTAATGCACAAGAATCCGCGGCACCTGGAGCAGCTGAGCCGCAGGTCCAAATAAGTTCTTTAACCGGATGATTAAAGTTTAGATCAACAGAGGTTGCTGCATTTTCTATAGATTGTTCCTGAACTTGTTCAATTAAGTATTCGTGAGAAACTTGAGCGAAGCGTCTGCGTTCATCTGTATCGAGGTATATGTAGTCGGCCCATAGTTTGTTTTCGACCCCCGTCGAGGCCGTCGTCGCGATTTTGTGGTCTAAGATAATCTTAACTTCATGATATTGAAGGGCTATCAAAGGTAATGCTAGACCTGGGTTGCGACAAAACCAGAACATTAATGGTATGTATAAATGGTGTTTAATATTACCACCATTGGTCACCCCCCCCATTCCAGACATTCTTTGAAATAGTGTCCCTTGGCCGGATCCGCCTGCGGCGGTGTTATCGCTGGTCGTGACGAATCCACAATCGTTTATTTGTGTTAATTCAGCCCAGGTCTCCAACCAATATCCCGAATGTTTATCGATCTTTTGACCACCGATTTCAAGTTCAACCGATTCAATCCAAGATGAACCAGGGTTATGCGTAGCTGCACCACCGGTGCACGCGATATCCAGATACATTCTGTAAACTAAGTCACCATTCCTTGAAATGGTTGCGGTACAACGGCCATTCGTAATTGTAGTGCCGTTCCAAGTTTGCTCAATAGCCTCCATCGAGAAGTTAGTGTGTCTTCTATATACGACTTTAAAGAAAGTAATTTGCGGGTTACCCGTAAGGTATATATCCTGAGCGCCATAAGCTACAAGTTGCATTAATCCACCTCCCATTTTTTATTATATACTTAGAAAAAAAATTAAGAGAAATTAAACAAATTTATTAAATTTTTGGATTTTATTTAATTAAATAAATTTAAAAAAATTTATTGTGAATTAGATAATATTAGAAGATTATTTTAGTTGAGATACATTACTTAGTTACTTAATTGGAATATGCGAGAAATAACAAAGTTATTGAGGATATTTTAACTTTTTGTTATAGAAACTTAGTTCATTTAGTTGGAAACTTAGTTACTGTAAGCAAGACCACCCATACCAGACATGATACGGAGGACATTGTAGTTGATGGCGTAGATGTTTCCGACACCCGGTTTGTTAAGAAAATAAAGTTTGGCATTGTCAATACGAGAGAAGTTGCAGGTTCCAGAGGGTTGGTGCTCTTCCGGTTTGAGACCGAAGGAGTAGACGTTGATTTTATCGGTCATTTGAGAGGTGCGGGCCTGTTCAAATTGAGATGAATCGGGCGTTAATTCTTGGATATCTGTTATTGAAAAAGCGGCGGCGTTTATTAAGCTCGCGGCGGTGCCATTATCTATGCGTCTATCAAAATTAACAGATGTGTTTGAGCCGTGGACGTTTGCGGCGGCACCCGCCGTCGCTCCGACAGCACATTGTACACATGTTGCTGTAATTGATGTTGCGTTTCCATTAACTCCAAAATTAGTTCCGGAACCAGTTATTAAATATGTTTTACCAGCTGTTAATGCATTAACAGCCAATCCTGCGACCGTTAAAAATACGTATACAGTATCCGAGGCGGCTGTAGTTGCAGTCATATCTGTACCAACAGTTGTATTTGATACAATAACTTTGGCGGCGGCGCTGACGGCCCCGCCAGCTTCGCCGCCCTCCCCAGTTTCAGCAGCAACTGTGACGGGGGTAAGGACATCAACGCTAATTGTAGATAAATTATCAGAGAATTTTGCCCCATTAGGTAGATTCTGTTTCGGAATAGCAGTATGATGATCATATGGCTGTCTGAGCTGGAAATATTCTCTTTTTTGATCCGCAAAACGATCGTGACCATTCAGGACAAGTTTCGCTTCCGTGTAGTCGGTTTTAGATGTCCAGATTAATTCCTTAACAGGGTGATTAAAGTTGATTTTGTGATCACCAAGAGTATCTGTGAGAGATTCTTTTTGGATCTGTTCAATTAGGTATTCGTGAGAAACCTGGGCAAAACGACGGCGTTCATCGGTGTCAAGATAAATGTAATCAGCCCATACCTTAGCACCTGCAGGGGCTGGAGTGGCACCCCAAGTAAACTTAAGTTTAACTTCATGATACTGAAGCGCAATTAAGGGTAAAGCGAGACCCGGATTACGACAGAACCAAAACTGAAGTGGGATCTGAAAGGTCTCGACACCAGTACCACTAGAACTTCCAGTGGTACCAATATCACCTTTCATGGCCTTTAAACCAATTGCTTTTGATTCTGGAGTTGTAAGTTCATTCCAAATCTGCATCCATTCTTTATAATGCCTGTCAATGCGCTGACCACCAATTTCAAGTTCAACTTCTGATACTAGATTAGAACCCTCCGTCTGAGATGATGCAGACAATGTAACATAGACCTTGTGTACTAAATCACCATTGCGAGAGATAGTTACAGTAGAATTTCCACTAGCTACCGCACCCCCATTAATAGTCTGCTGAATAGCCTCCATCGAGAAGTTAGTGTGTCTTCTATACACGACTTTAAAGAAAGTAATTTGCGGATTACCCGTAAGGTAGATGTCCTGAGCGCCATAAGCTACAAGTTGCATTAATCCTCCTCCCATTTTTTATTATATACTTAGAAAAAAATTTCAGAGAAATTAATTAATTAAATTAAATTAATTAAATTTAATTAAATAAATAAAAAAAAAATAATAAAAAAAAAAAATTTAATAAATAAAAAAAAAAAAAAAAAAAAAAAAAAAAAAAAAAAAAAAAAAAAAAAAAAAAAAAAAAAAAAAAAAAAAAAAAAAAATTTTTTGGTATGAAAAAAAAAAAAATTGTTTGTTAAAAATTTTTTTTTTTTTTTTTTTTCGTCATGAACGACATGATT